ATTCCACAACATAGGTAAAGGTTGTTGCACCTGTAACTGTGATGTGATGTGTTCCCCTATGTCCTGTAGTTTGACCTCCACCAAATGTACCACCATCTATGTCAACTGTTTGTCCAGTTGTGAGTTGGTGGGCAGATGCAGTGGTGACTGTAAGTGTGTTTGAAGAAACTGTAATACCGCTTATTGTTTGTGCAGGAATGGTCTGGTAGATTCTTTCGTCAACCAAAAAATTACCAGAGTTGGTATCTATTTTAACCACTTTAGTCTGTCTAGCAGTAGAACCTGTATACTTAGATGTGGTTCCAAAAGAATAAGGATCACGTACAACTCCAATTTGTCTAAAGTCATTGACAACTGTGAAGTCAAACCCCTCAGTTTGTTGTAACTTGACATCCATTATAACAAAGTGTCCTCCTAACTCCTTTGCAGGGTTAGAACCATGACCACCATCTGGGCCGATGATGACTTCAACTACTGGATTGGTAGTAAATGTCATTGTTGCATTTGTTGATGCACCTGTAAATTGAATATTATGTTGCTCAATAATGTCAGCAGGAAGAACTGTTCCATGTGTATATCCAGATCCATTTGTTGTGACTGAAATTGCAGTAACAGTACCATCAGCTGATCCATCTGTTCCTCCAATAGTCACGCTACATCTCGCACCCGTTCCATCTCCACGCACTGGAATGTTTGTGATTGTCCTGTCTGCTGTCGTTGTCCAACTAGCTGCTAGTCCTGCTGTCGTGATATCAATAATATGTAATGCACCATCATCAAGTGCATTTCCTGACTCAGCTGCGATTGGGACTGGCATAAAATCTGGAGTCAAAAAGTTTTGAACATCCTGAGTTGAAAGTGTGTACATATATTTCAATGTATAACCACCAATTGTGAAAGGAGCAGCTGCGGTTGAGGTTGGTTCTGTACCACCTGTAAATGCTGTATTGTTATTATTGTCTAAAATCTTATAGACTCTATATGCAGAAGTTACAACATAGAATGTAGAATCAAAAAGATTTGTTGCACCAGATTGAGCTGCCTTAGATGCAGAGTAATCTGGTTTGTACATATCGTATGTTGTTGAACCAGAAGTGTCTAAATCTCTTCTAGGAATCGCATGAGCAACCCCTGTAGAATCAATCTTTTTGGCTGCAAGCATATCATCCCAATGAAGTGACTCTGCCCTTCTATTGTCTACTGGTGTAGGTGGGATTGCATCAGTCCCACCTGTAGTTGTAGAAGCAAATTCTCCCTGTCTACCAATGAACATATAATAGTTGGTAGGGGCGGCTTCTGAAAATGATTCTTTGAACTGTTCAGCGTTGTGAAATCTGAATTTTGAAGTGATTATCGCTGCCATTATAATTCCTTTACCTTGTTAAATTATTTATAAGAGTTTCTATGCACCAGTTGTATCATCGAAACTTGGTGGTGCTGTATTATCTGAAAAATCTGGTGGAGTCGTGTTATCATCAAAAGTTACGTATTCTCCAGTAGCCACATTGACTCCCCTAATGTATGAGGGTGGTGGTACATTCCAAAGTTTGTTTGATTCTCTGGGAATTGTAACGTGTTCTTCCATCTGAATGAAGTCTCCATCTTCATAGATGATATGGTCAATATCATCATGATTACCATGCTCGGCTGCATCATCGACCAATCTGGATGATCTCATGATATGATTTATAGGAACATCTCCAAAAGATCCTATGGTCATCGTAGATCCCATTTCCCAAATACCAATCTGAATGTTGGTATAGTTCATGGTTGAATCATAGACTCCTGCACCTCCAGCCGTTACATTATCTGTTCCTGTTTCTGGAACTGATCTACGTGTCATATTTGGATATGCATAGTCCAACCCTCCACCCAATCTTTGTGGTGACGTATCAGCAGTAGCAGGATATGCTGTTGCCCAGAGATACTTGGTTGCAGTCTTTTGAGTTGCACCCAGACCATACCGATTCTTTCTGAGTGAATCGAATCCACTATAGATGGATCGAATTGTGATATCCTTATGAGTCCTTACTGTAAGATCTCTTGTGTCTTTATCAAATGCTCGTGTAAGAACTATCTGCCCTTTTTCTCCAATGGTTGCAGGAGTTGCTAGAGAATTACTGACTGTGAATTGAAGTGACCCCTCAGTTGGAACTGCCGTAACTGTATGATATCCATCATACCCTGAAGTGGTGACACCCATCACCTGTATTTCCTCACCTACCTGAACTCCATGAGCGCCATCAGAATTCAGAGTTGCAGTAGTGCCAGCTCTTGTTATTGATTCAATAGGTGTGACCATTCCAATTTCATGGCCGGTCATATTGTTACTACGTTTCAGAGTACCAGTGGTAAGGTAAGTGGTTCCTTTCATTTCCACTTGACTTGCAATGGAAGTACCATCATCTGTAGTACCCATCTTTCTTCGGAAGACTGTAGTAAGGACTGCTTCAAAGAGACTTGCAAGTTCTGGTGTGACTGAAGTGATTCCAGTAATAGGTGTGGTCATTCTCGTAGAAACTTTGGTAGAGATGCTGACCTCACCAAAGACTGCAAAACCAGCAGGGTGAACTGCTTTCTTGACAGACCCTCTCCAATCAGCAATAGCTGCACCAGCCCTGACCACATAAGAAAAGTCTTGATAGTAGAATGAGTCTTGAATCTTCATCAAAGACTCACTAACCTTACCCTTGTCATTTTCAAACGCCCCAGCAGTTGTACCTATTGTTCCTATGTCTGCTGTCATAGTTGCTTGAGACTTCTTTGCAAGAATAGCATAATTAGAAACAGATCCTCTTCTTATGATCTCACCAACATTGAATGAATTGGTTTTCATTGTCAGTGTTAGAATCTGTCTAGTCTCATCCCACGATACAACATCAGCAGTTGCTCCAGATGCTTGTCCTGTAATATTATCACCTACACTAAATGCAGTACTAAGGGTCAGATCTTGTGGAGTTGATTCGTTTATATTTCTGGTAAGTAAAACCTTGAGAGGAACTGTAAGAGTTGGTGCTGAGGTATATCCTGTACCAAAGTTAGTAACCTCAAGACCCTTGACTGCACCAAGATCTTTCTGAGCCCATGCAACAAATGTGGCACCTGTACCATGAGTAGTTACTGAAGTAAGAACTGCTTTAGCACCAGAAGTAGATCCAGTAATTGTATTATATTCTGCAAAGGTTCCTGTAGATCCTACAATACTTGCATTTCCTGTTCTCAATACTGCAAGTGTTCCAGATGCTCCACCAGATGTTGTAATTGTCTCCCCTGCTTTAAACTGACCTGAAGTTGTTTCTGCAAGTGTGGACCATCTTATTGTTGCAGTTGTAGCAACTACTGTAGGAACAATCTCATATCCAGATCCACCACTAAAGGTTTTGATATTGACTACCTCTCCTGCTTCAGCTGCAACTCCAAGATCTGTAAAAGTTTGTGTCTCTAATTGTATCTGATTTCCACTATAAGCGTCAGTTGCTTCAGTTGCATCTTCGTATACAATATGATCAAAAGTGTCCATTCCATAAGCAGAGATGTCTCCTGCCTCTGGAGCAATAGCACCACCGACACAAGTAATCTTCGCAGAAGCTCCTGTACCCTCAGTGTTTGCATTATTGAAATATAGATCCTGTCCTATAGAATAACCTGTGCCTGGATTGTCGATTGCGACTTCCTCCACCGAACCAGGCGATACGTCAACAATAGATATTTCAGCTTTCTCCCCAACAAGACTTGATGTTGTAACGACATCATTTGTGGTGTAAAAAGATCCACCATCTGTTACATTTGCACCTGTAATTATAGACTGAATTGTTCCTGCAATTGCTAAGTCTGCATTTACATTATCGACACCTGTAACAGTAGCACCAGAAATAAAAGTACCATCGATTGACGGAACATTAAGTATTAACTCAAAGACAGTAGTTGCACCCTCTTGGAACTGGAGAACCGACTCTACTACCACTGTAGATGCTTCAGCTCCAAGATCTACATCGACTGTTTGTGTGATAGTTTGGCCTGCAAGATTTGTAGGATCACCTTGAGTTGCAACTATACGGAGAACTGTGGCAGTAGTCCACTCACCAGCAGATATCTTGAGTACATTGTCCTTGGGGTAAAAGATCTCAGGAGTTTCACCAAAGATTAATCGAAAGAAAAGTTCGTGACCTCTTCGTGTTCCTTTCGCACGATACAAATCACGAATGTTCTTGACCAGATTTCTCTTAGATACTCCTGAAGCAAGAGTGTTTGGAATGGCTGTAAGATAAGAGTCTCTGAACTGGTCAAGAAAATCCGTGATAGTTTTATCAATATCAGCATACTCCAGAAGTTGCTGAAGGGTTTGAACTGGATTACCTTGGTACTTGGAGATCTTACCACGAGCTTTGGAAGATCCTCCAGTAATGATCTCACCGACCTGAAAGAAACGATTTTGTTCTATGTAGATTGCCGCATTGGCATTGTCCTCTGCAAGAACTGTAGCAGTTGCACCAGAGGTTAGACCTGTGACTACCTCACCTTTTTCAAAGACACCAAAAAGAGAATCGTCTGTATAGACTTTACTACCATCTTCTAATAATAAGAAGTTGGTAGTGAGTTCGTTCTCAAGAAGGATATTGTCAGGAGCTTGATTGTCAACCAAAGTAATCTTTGCAGATTCCATAAACTCATAATAGAGTCTTAGGAACTCCACAAAGACAGGATGATCTGTCCTTACAAACTCTGGAAATTTATCCTCAATAAATGAGGATATCTTGGTATCTAGAAAAGTGTTAGCCATGTTTCATTAATAACCACTTGAAGAACCATTACCTGACGAACTACTAGAAGACGAACTACCACTTGAAGATGAAGAACTACTCGATGATGAGGAACTATCGGAAGCTGTAGTTGTTGTATATGCACTTCCCACTGATGATGTTGAACTGGATGTAGTGTAACCTACACCAGCAGTTGCAGTACCCTCAGCAAAAGTATCGATCTCTGCCGTGGTTGAACTTCCAACTGTATCAATTTCAATAACTTGATTTCTAACAGGAATTACGTCATTAGAATCAGGCTTGAGAGTTACACTAAGAGTACCATCTGCATTAGATACACTGGTTATGTTGAGTGATGTTAGAACCACCTCACCTGTATTGTAATTTATTGTTCCTGCCGTTGCATTGGTGATAGTCTTTGTGGTCCCACCCAAAAGATAAAAAGTTCTGATCACCCCACTACCATTATCATCGATGAACTGCTCATTCGTATTTCCTGACAGAAAAAATCCAGATGATTCTAGTACAGTCTGGGAATGATTATTTGTTGGATGATAAGCAGCGTTGTTGAAACTAATCGTGTACTTAGTGGCTGCATTCAGAGTTGGTGTAATCTTTCTCTTGAGTTTGAGTGCCACTGTACTAGAAAGTATTGCTTGGTCTGCATCATCTATTGCCTTGAGAATGTTGGAATGTCTAAAAACACTATCGAACTTCTGAAGGTTGTTTGTATTAAAAGTCGATATTGCAGTTTCTACTAGGGCTCTAATATCGGTATTAGTTTTTTCTGAAATCGTTGAGTTATATTTCACTGTGGTTGTAAGCTCCAATAGAAGTGTGATTGGATCAACAATTACAGGAGTGACTGAAGCCACGTTGAATGCCTTGAGACTATTGACGATGGAATTTTTAGTCGTTGTTGTAAGTGTCGTTCCTGTATTTGGTTTGATCGAGATGTAGACTTGACCATATACAGCAGGATCATTATCCTCTCCACCCCAAACAGATAATGATTTTATGTTTGTATAGATACTTGGAACTATCGATTTATAATCGTCTGGAGTTACTGCTCTAGTTTGAGCTGCAAACTTTAGTGGTGCATTGAACTTGATAGAATCTACAGACTCAGATAATCCTCCACCAGATGCACTTGATATTGTAGTAACTGTAATATTAGAATACCCACCAATGGTTGATGCAGCTGCAAAAGCACTAGCTCCATCAGCATCTGAACCATTAGTGACAACATAATCCAATATCACGATATTGCCGTCAACTGGTTTTTGACCTGAGACTCCATCTCCAAAGTAAACTTCAAATCTTCCATCTTCAACTTCTTGTAAAAAATACTTTGTGGATGTTGATGTAAGATTAGTATAATCTGTATTAAGAGAATACGATACTGTAGTTGTGTCTGATGATGAGTTTTGAACTCTCACTTTAAGAGTATCAGTGTCCACATTTGCTGATGGAATTATAAATTGTTGCTCAAGATTTGAGCTGTTGACTGTATACTGAAAACTGATACGTGTTCCCTCATATATCTTGACATCTGTAAAAGCGAATATACCTGAATCAGAGGTTGAAGTTGTGTCTGATATGGTTACAAAATTATAAGTTGTGTCATTTACTGAAGTTGTAAAGATTGTCCCTGCAGGCATGACAAGACTACTCTGGGATGTTGGAACATCAGCAACACTAATCGATATAGTTGCATTGGATGCCTTCATAGATGATGGAGTGTAACCCAAAGCCTTGGCATGAGATACTGCATTGGCTCTCAAGACTGAAGAATCTAGGAACATTTCATTTGCAAGCATATTTGCATGAAACGCCAGATAGTGTGTATTATATGCCAGAAGATCCATGAGGACTGACATACCAGATCCTTCAAAGTTATAGTCTGTAAATTGTGATTGTTGGGAAAGGAAGTTTTGAAAGTTTGATTTTACTGCATCAAAATCTAGATCGGTAATCTCTATTTTTCCCTTTGCATTTGTAGCCATATTATCTCAATGCTTCTAAAATTGTTTGGAATTCTATTAACTCAGCAGGCATATTCTCAACATAAAAGTAGACCCTGACATCATATCTGTTTGAGTCTCGTACTGGAAAACACTCTACTGATTCAACTCTGGCTCTTGGTTCGTAGTTGGAAATCATTTCCTCTATTTGTCTGGAAAGCTGATTTCCTGTGATGGGTCCAAAGTTTTCAAAAAGTAAGGCAGGGATATTAGAGCCAATCTCAGGATGGAATGGTCTATCATAGTGATTGGTAAGCAGTAAGTTACGGATAGAACGCTTAACTGCATTCACATCCGTAACTGATGCGACATCACCAGTAACAGGATTGCGAGTAAAGTTCAGATTCAGATCTTTGTAGATCCTTGTTGAACGCTTCTCATTTTGACTAGATGCATCGTAACTTGGCATAGTATTCCCCTATGTTATTATTTATAGGGGAACTCTACCTTATTCTGAAGGCTTAGTATGCAGATCGGTTGATTCCTTATGTTCTGGGTCATCCTTCTCCTTGAACCAATAATCAGTTGTCTTGGTCAGGACGGCCACATAAGTTCCGATCAGAATATTAATCAGATCTCGATACGTGTCTTGTACTTGTTGGAAAAATAAAACGTAAACTAGAATAAAGAATATTGAGAAAACTATACCACTAATGATAAATCGTGCAGTAAAGTTCCACTTCTTTCTTTTTTCAATGGACCCATGATGATCATGTTCTCCATTACCATTTTCTTCTTTTGCCATATTATCTCCACCCGGCATTTTTAAATCCATGTCACTCAATTCAAAAAAGGTTTAGGAGTAGACTTGTGAAATTGGGACCATGATTCCCAATCATCTTTTCGCTCCTCCTTTTGCCTCATCATGTTTTTATGATGAACTTGAGCCATATTCTTTGCAAATATCTTTGCAATTTTTGTCAGATCAACTATTGTATCTGATGACTCTCTCTTATACTTATACGATCTTAACTCTTCTTCTGTATCTACCCATGTACTTACCCAATTCCACATCTGGCCTGGATAACACTCCCACTCTAATACCAGAAATCCAAAGTCATGCTCTTGATTCCTCACTGGAAAAAATACATGATAGCATCCCATAGACGGAAGATATGGAAACTCTGGTCTACTATAAAATAGGTGACGAAGTTGAAGCTCAAACTCTGCTCTTAGTTCGTCCCTAGTTTCCTTGTCCACGATACCGCTTCCAGTTTCGTCTTTTACTTTTGTTCAGTGGGCGACTTCTGCGACTCTTTCCAATACTGGTTTTCTTTGGAGTCGATTTTATTTTCTTTACTTCTACTTTTGCTTTAGCCATTTGCTCCGCCTCCGACTGTATTTCCTCCACCCATAATTGTACAACCACAAGACAGAGTGTCACCAATTCTTGCTACTGGTTGTAAGTCTCCATTGACAGTCATAACCTTTACAGTTGGTGATCCACTATTTATTTTTGGTGGTGGTGTGGGTGGTGGACTTGGTGAAGGTGAACCTGGGTGTGCAGTATCTATTGACCCTACACACAATATCTTGACACCCTCAATAAATGCATCCTTTGCTATCGATCCACCCACTGGAAATGGATGGGGTGGAAATGAACCATGTCCCGACAGCATATCCCCTTCTCTTGCCATTGCTCCTGCCATTATTGTCTTTCATCTAATTCTGGAACCTTAGTCAAGGCTCCATACGCTTCATTATACTTTTGTATATAGACATCTTTATCGTTGTCTGCATTATTTATTACACCAATTTTCCATGTCACTTCTTGAGTGCCGACCAAAGCAGTAAGTGGTGCAGCCACACCATACTCAAGAACGAATGTCACAAAAAATATTCCATTTTCTCTACCATACCCAGCACTCTTTGTGGTTGCGAAATCTGAACCATTGAACTTTGGAATTCCTGCAACTGGATCACTCCAAGGCAAAACCCAATCATCTAACTCTTTTACCGAGCCTGTAATAGTCGCTGTTGCTTCCTGAAATCCAACACCTGAACCGATACTAGAATCTGTTCCTACCTCAACTGAGATTTTTATATCTGGACAGATTGTAAAATTTGTAGGATTAGCTCCACTCGATGAGGCATGAGAAAATGAAAGTGTGTCTCCTTGATATGATGATGGTAGAGTTATACTCTTAACTTTTATTACAGGACCAGCTGCGGTTTCTAGACCATCTGTAGTGCCTGGGACTGGTGGGGTTGATGCAGGAACATTGACAGTTTCCTTGATCTTTATCACCTCTGTCATTGTAAAAGTATTACTGGTAGCAGTTCCTATGTTTTCTAGACCACCAGCAGTTCTTGCACCTGAATTAGTTAGTGGTCCACCTGTGGCTGCATCATCCTCTAAAGTTAAAGTATGACCAGCTGCATTTGGTACTCTTGCAGGCATTAGTTGAAACTGATTGTAGATCCACCAACTGTCATAGCGGCAGAAGATTTGATTGCAGCTGCACCTGTGATATTTGCAGTGAGAGTAGCAGAAAGCGTTTGAGTTACATCACCTGTGATCTCTTCGGTAAGAGCATCCTTATAAGTATTGGTCACTGCTTTACCTATCTCTAAAGTTTCTGTCCCTGTGATGGTAGTCTTTCGATCTCCATCAACTTTTTCTGTGAGATTCTTGACCGCATAGATATCGATGTTTCCACCAACTGAAAGTGAGTAGTTACCCACCACATGAGTGTCCATATTTCCAGCAACAATATTGGTCACGTTTCCGACTGTCTTGATGACCACATTTCCAGTTGGGTCAATCTCAATAAAGGTTCCTGCCTTATGATAGATATGAATTCTTTCATTCCCTACAGTGTCATCAAACTCTACGTAGTGTCCGACCTCTGTTTCAAAAACATGATTGAATGGATACTTAGTATTAGCCTGTGTGGATACTGGCTGTTGAATCTCAGCCTCAGATGCATTGGTCCATTTGGTATGAACTGCATCATCTATTTCTAAACCACCCTTCTTTTCAAATGATGGATGATGAGCTTGTCCTTCTTCTAACTCTTTGGTCCATACAACTGTCTGTGATGCAATAGCATTTGTATCGACTTTACCAACATAAAGTGCAGTAGGATAAACACCATTAGGATCTTTGAAACCACCCTTTACGGATTTACCTCCGACTTCACTGGAAGCTGCGATTGTATTTTTTGTGGTGGTAGTTGAGTTGACTCCAGGCAGAGCTCCCATGATGATAGGCTCTTGTTTTGCTGGATCTCGAAAGAATCCAACAACCCATGTGCCCTCTAGAAGAAAATGTGGGGAGAAGCCAATGCCTGAATTTGCACCAGCGGTAACGGGCATCATTACGTGTGCCCAAGGAAGATGTTCAGTAGGTATGTCTTGTATGTTTTCGGAATGATATCCTAAGCATCTAACTTTTACTCGACCTGCTTTATCGGGATCGTTCCTGTCCTCAATGACTCCAACAAACCAGTTGAACCCATCCTTTCCCATGAAATAAGATGTAGCCATAGTAATATTTAGATACAAAAAAAGGGGGAACCCTAAAAAAGATTCCCCCGCCGGATTTGAATTTTATTTTTGT